GTCTGCACATTTGGGCCAGGGCCAGTTCCAGGAATATGCCCTTGTCCTCTTGGGTGCGTTCCTGTGTTGGCGTTCTTCTTTGCCTGGCGTTCAACTTCCGCAGCGGCCATACCGATCGCAAAGCGAGCAGCGTCATTGACCTTTTGCTCAGTTAAATCAAAGCCCTCTAGCACTTGGGCGAGGTTAGTGATTCTGATCGTCACGACTCCATCCCTTCTGCTTTTACCGACTCAACGGTTGCAGCAATTGCTATCAGCCAGTCGGCCGTTCCTGCAGGTAGGTTATCTACCTGTTCAGGAGTCCAGCCAAATCGGTCTGCCATCTGAAAGTAAAACCACTGCTCATCAGGATAATCAAACGCCTCATGGCGCTCGCCACCTTTAAGCAGCCATTTTAATCGTTCGAGGTGGCGGTAGGCGCTTTTGGGTCTTGCTCTGTCTTATCGGTCTGTGCCAAATCAGGGAACAAGTAGTTCTGCGCTTCCTTGCTGTGTTCTACAAGTGCGTCATAATCTTTCATTTCCAACTCGTCAAGAATCTCGATCCTTACTGCTGGGATAACCAGGTCAAGCGACCAGTCCTCGACAAGCATGGCGATTAAAGCGTCACCTAAAGCAAGCGCTCGGGTTAGATCGCCGCCCTCAATGTCAGTTGACTTAAGAACTCGCTTACGGTCTTTAACGCGCAAGAGCGCAGGGTCTTTAAGAGTGACCGTTGCGCCCGATGGAAGTGTGACTTTCTTTGACATTTGTGCCTCCTAATAGTTGCCTTCCGCAAAGCATAACTTATTGGGGCAGGTGGGGTGGATAACGGGAAGGCGGTCGTTACCCTGCCCCCACCTGCTTGATCTATTGATTAAGCGTAAGTACCTGAAGCCTTAGCGTTCTGAAGCACCCACTTGATTGCAGAGAAACCGCCTGTTGAACCAGCGTCAGTTGTATTTCCCTGGCCGTTTAGGTCGATAGAAACCTGAACGAAGTCCTCACCGCGCTCGATCACAGCAGCGGTATAAGCGCCCTTGGTGATTGTTGCCTGGATTTGGACTGCGCTTGCACCCGCTCCATACGCCCAGTTAAGAACGATAGAAGGCTGTGTGTTATTAAGGAAGCGAGTAAGTTCTGTGTCGTTTTCCATAATGAAGGTGATCTTGCCTGTGACTTCTAGAGGCCCAAGGAAGATATTGTATGGGTTCTGAGTGTTGCTGATTCCATAAACAGGTGTGACAGCGCGAGTCATGTCGATATTGCCTGTCATGGAGTTTGTTACCTGAGTTCCAGCGATTGTAACTGTGCCACGCCATACTGGAGTCGGCAAAACAGTTGAGAATGTCGGAGTTGGATCAGCAACTGTGCTTGAAGCCCAGCCTGTGGTCTTTACATCGTACTCAAGCATTCCGTCAGCGTTGAACTTCAATGAGAAGTCAGAAAACTGGCAGCCTGGGTATGAGCGAACTCCCGCAGCGTAGAAGTCAGTCAATGTGTAAGAGATTGGCTGGTCATCTGCACCTGAAGTAAGGCTGTTCTTAAGCGAAATTGTGTGTGTATATGGTGCTGAAACACCTGAAGTTGCAACTGATCCAAGAAGGCCAGCAAGCGCGTAGCCGATTGTATCGGCAAATACCGCTCCGCCGTAGTCCACGGTTGATCGTGTTCGGCCCTGGATGTAGTTGTAGTTCATGATGTTAGAACCGCGAAGGCCTGTGTCATAAAGCGCGTCAACTACATCAACTGGCTTGAGACTGTCCTTTGCTACTGGAATAAAATCTGTTGGTGCGACAATCGTGCCTTTGGTTGCTTCTTTAGCGATACCAAGGTACGAGCGTACGGATTGCTGTACGGACATTACTTCACCTCTTTAGCGATTGGGTCTGACGCGGCAGACGGGGTTGTTGTTGGTGTTGGTGCTGGTGTGGCTGCTGGCTTTGAGTATCCCGCTGCTTCGCAGTCAGGATGGCTAAAGTCCTCGGGTGCGTCAAACTCGTCACCTGGCTTTACTGTGATTCCCAGCGAAGGGAACACACGCTCATCTGTTCCTTTGTATTTGATCTTCATGTTTTCTCCTATGCTTGGATCATTTCAGTAACATCGAATTCTATCTCAGCAAAGACCTCAGAAGCGCCCTCATTGCTAGTCGATACTTCTCCATACCGAGCATTGATTACTGGTTCTGCGCCCTGCCAAACAAGCACACCTGTGGTGTCGCCAAAGTTATGGTTGGAGCGGAGTCGTTCTTTGATATTGTCGATTAGGGTGTCGAAGTCCGTCATCACATCTTCGGCATCGCGGTGAAGCGAGTGCGTATAGACCTGTAGGATCACGGTGTAATCGACTCGTTTCCAACCGTTCGTAGCCCCACCAATCGCAAGGCGATTCTCACGCTCTGCGGCGATAAAGACAACAACGGCGGAACGAGTAAGTTGGCCAGGCTGGGAATTGACCTGGTAGTTAATACGCTTAGGGAACGAGGTAAAGACCTGGTTCAGCGTTGGAATAGGTGGGTTGGATATGAACGCCGCAAGCGTTGCGCGAACCCCTGTGCGGCCCGCCATTAACGAACCCTGCGGTACTTGCTGACCATGTCTAGGGCCAACTTGATCTCGCCGCCATAGCGAGCGCCAGCAGAAATGCTTGCACTAGGCTGCGTTGTAATGTTCATAGTGAGGGAGTTGTCGCCTCGGGTCTTTAAGAAGGCAGTCGTGATCAAGATACAGGCCTGTTTGATTGCGTTCGGCATATTGCCAATGGCAGCCCCAGCCGAGTGGGTATAAACCAAAGGCGTGGTGATCGGTACGGTTGCTGATCCGTAGGTATAGGTGCTGGCAACGGTGACATTCTCAGAAGAAGCGCCGTCATAAATGCGTAGATATTGTCCAGGAATGATGCCCACAGGATCGGCTACAACCAGCGTAGAAGCCGCTGCAGTTCCCGACACAATCTCGGTGTTCACAAAGCCCGCTACATAGGTATATTCGGTAAAGATCTGCCCGTATCCCACAAAGCCACCAAAGGCTAGAGGGCCTTGGCTTGACCAGTTGTTGGATAGGACTGAAAGAGGAATGATCAACTGCTGAGATTCAAACCAGGCTGTTGACGGATCGGTAAGAGTGGTCATTTGGCCTGGCGCGCTGCCATATTCAAAGGCCTCAAGAGCGATAATCGGACTCTGATAAGGGTGCAGGGCAATATATCCCTGTGGGGTCATGCGGGTGCGCTGGGTTTCCGTGATACGGCTGGCACAAAGGTTCTGATTCAGGTACTCATCCATAAAGGAAGAGGCGCGCAGAATAACGCGGCTTAGTTCTGCGTCTTGAGCGTTGGCGTTGCCGCCTACTACAAGGTTGTCGTAATCAATTGAGGTAGGGGCGTTCTTAAACTCCGCAACGGTGAGGTATGACCGCTCCGTAAATGTATCGGGTGTTACGCCCACTGCCATTATGAATTCCCATCTGTTGGGGTGTCTTTTGCGTTGTTATGACCGCACTTGGAACACTTAGCGAACCAACTACCAAAACCACATTCTACGCAAGTGAAGCCAATATTTGTGTCTGTTGTAGGCCCCATTAAGGATGCTTCAAAATATCCTTCGGCCTTCATTGCTTTTCCATGCTGCGGGTTATCTACATTGTAGATTCCGCCTCGATCAGGGCGGTATGTCGATCCACCAATTACGGTTTCTTGAACTCCACGATCAGGTGCTACATATCTTGTCATTTCGCCTCTCCTTTGAATAGAGAAGGGGTGCGCCCCTTGAGAAAACGCACCCCTCCTTGCCTATATTCAGTTGTGTTACGCGTTAACAATTCCTGAAACTGCGCCGTTCCATGCTGGAGCAGAGCAGAAGAATGTGCCACGGAAGTAAGTTGAGAAGTCATAGGAGAACTGTGTTACAGGCCATTGGATACCCATGTAGTCCTGAACTAGGAAGTTCGCCCAAACATCAGAAACCTCTGTGTCAGGGATTGGAAGTGTAAATGAAAGGATTGGAGCAACGCCCTGGTTAAGCCATGGGTGAACCATGAGATCAACAGCCTTGCCTGTTACTTCATTCTGAAGGCCAGTTACTACTGAACCGTATGTTGTGCCGTCTTCACCTGGGTTGTTGATAACCAAGCGGTAGTTAGCGTTTGAGCCGCTCTTGATTGCATCAGAGAGTTGCTTACGATCGTTACCGTTAAGGAGAACCACATCAGGATCAGCCTTTACATTCTGGTACATAGACGCAAATGCAGTCTGGAATTCGCCGCCTGGGTTAGAGGTAGAGAATGCTGAGTTGATAGCGTTGTTGTAGCCTGAGTTTGGCCCAAGAACAGTTGCAAGGATTCCGTCATAACCTGTTGCATAAGCAGAAGTATCTGCTGCTGCGCGAGATGCGGCTGCACCTGTTGTTGTGAATGGAGCGTTGTTGCCTGTAAGACCCTGTGTTCCAGCGCCTTGGATGTAGAAAGTACCAGTTCCCTTAAGTGTTCCCTGATACTTCAAGTTTGCTGCGCCTGTTGCTGTTCCAACGTAGATGTTGTAACCAAGTGCGCCTGTGACAGGTGTTGAGACGGTGATCGCTAGAACATCGCCTGAAGCAACTGCTGTGTTGGCTTCTGTTCCGAGGATTGATTCACCGAAACCGTTACCGGAGATACCTGCGTCTGCAGTCACATTCACATAGTAAGTTGTTGCTGCAAGTGCTGTCTGACCTGTTGCTGCAACTGGAGATGTGAGTGCGAATGTTGGTGCTGAAAGCGCTCCTGAGTAACCTGAAGCAGTTCCGCGAGCCATAAGCATCATGCG